CGGGAAGATCGCCCGCTTGCCGACGCACTTGGCCGCCCTCGAAATGGGGCGGATCGAAGGGCGGCTGGAAGCGCAGAAAGCCGCGAAGGTTGCACCCAAGCCGAAACCGGTCGTTTCAAACGCGCCGCCACCTCCGCCACAAGTGGAAGCCGCCACGACGTCGTTGCCTATTAAGGCGTCATCGTCAGAAAGCGACAAATTGCCGGATTCCGATTGGATGAGGTTGCGGGACAAAGAATTGAAACACAAAAAGGGTTAACAAATGGCTAACGCAATCCTCACGAATACGATTGTGACGCGCGAGGCGGCACGTATTCTCCACCAGGAAGGCACCTTCCTGTCGAACGTCAACCGGCAGTACTCGGACCAGTTCGCCAACACGGGCGGTAAGGTCGGCTCCTCGGTCAACCTGCGCCTCCCGTCGCGCTACTCCGTCCGCACGAACGCCACGTTCGCCGGTCAGGATCACGTCGAAACCTCGACCCCGTTCACGGTGTCGAGTCAGTACGGCGTGGACGTGAGCTTCACCACGGCGGATCGCACCCTCTCGCTGGACGATTTCAGCAAGCGTGTGCTGAAGCCCGCCATGCGCCAGCTCGCCGCGAAGATCGAAGGCGATGCGCTCGCCGCCGCGTACAAGACGGTGAACAACTACGTCAACGCGACGACCAACGCCAAGATGACCTATGCCTACTTCCAGAGGGCCGGGGCGCTGATGTCTCACGAACTGGCCCCGGTTGGGGATCGCACGGCACTGCTGCAGCCTCTGTCGATGGTCGAATTCCTCGACGCGACCAAGGGTCTGTTCGCCGCGCAGTCGAACCTCAACGAGCAGTTCCGCGAAGGCATGATGGGCCGCACGGGTGGCTACGACGTGGGTGAGACGATCAACCTCCCGTCGCACACCACGGGATCGCTCGCCGGTTCGCCGCTCACCAACGGCGCGACGCTGGGCATCTCGACCACGACCGCTTCGTGGACCTCGACCACGGTGCTGTCCATCGACGGCGCGACCTCGACCACGACCGTGAAGGCCGGTGACATCATCACCATCTCGGGCGTGTACGCGGTGACGCCGGAGAACAAGGTCAACACGGGCCGTCTGCAGAGCTTCGTCGTGCAGGCCGACGTGACGCTGACCACGGCGGCCACGGCGTATAACGTGACGGTCAAGCCGGCGGTGATCTACGGTGCGGGCAATCCGCATCAGAACTGCGTGTTGTCGGGTCCGACCGACATGGACAACAACACGGTCACCCGCATCGGTGCGGCCTCCACGGCGTTCGCGCAGGACCTGTTCTTCCACAAGGACGCCTTCGTGTTCGCGACGGTGGACCTCGAGGACGTGAGCCCTTACGGCGCGCAGTGCGCCCGAGCGGTCTCCGACAGCATCTCGCTGCGCTGGACGCAGCAGTACGCCATCGGGTCCGACACGGTCGCGGGCCGGTTCGACGTGCTGTGGGGCTTCGCTCCGCTGTACCCGCACCTGGCCGTTCGCCACCTCACCACGCAGTCGCTGCTGGTGTAACCACGGAGGGGGCGGGTTTCCCCGCCCCCTCTTTCACGGAGAGTTATGACTTTTCGCCACAAGCAGAAACCGAAAGACAACTTCCAGCGAGCCAACCTCCACGCCTACGTCGTGACCCCCGCTTACGACGGGAAAGTGGAGTGCGCCTACTCTCAGGCGCTGGCCGAATCGGCCTTCTGCTGCCCCCTCTACGGGGTTCGACTGACCGCGGGCGTGATGGGAAACGGGGCGTTCATCGAACTGGCGCGAAACATCTTCGTCAAGCGCTTCCTCGAGGAATTCACCGACACGACGCATCTGTTCTTCATCGATGCGGACATAGGATTCCAGCCCAACGCGTTCATCGGGCTGATGCAGGCGAACCTGCCCATTTGCGCGGGCGTGTACCGCCGCAGGCAGGACCCTGAGGACTACCCCTGCGTGTTTGCAGACGAGCCGGAGAAGGGCGGTCTGTGGTTCGAGAATGACTGGTTGATGTGTAAGCGAGTGCCGACCGGCTTCCTGTGCATCCGCCGCGATGTCGTGACCGAGATGGCCGAGAAGGCCCCGAAGATCGACATTGCCGGACAGGACGGCCCGGTGCCGTGGCTGTTTCATACGAAATTCGACGAAAAGAATCGGTTCATCGGTGAGGACTACGCCTTCAGCGATGACTACGTGGCGCAGTACGGGAAGCACATCCCGGTGTGGCCGAACTTCGACTTCGTGCATGGCGGGTACAAGGGCAACCTGTCCGCCTTCATCGAGCGCAAGTACCAGGAGTCGCAGCAGGCCACGACGAGCAGCGCGGCATGACCGAGTTGCTGATCGGCTGCGGGAACGACCGCAATAAGAAGATCTACTGGGAAGGCATCCAGCGCGAATGGGCCGACCTGACGACGCTGGACATTGACCCGTCCACCGGCTGCGACGTGGTACACGACTTGAACGTGCTGCCGCTGCCGTTTGCCGATGCGACGTTCGACGAGATTCACGCCTACGAGGTGCTCGAGCACTGCGGGCGGCAGGGCGACTGGCAGTTCTTCTTCGCGCAGTTCGCAGAGTTCTACCGCATCTTGAAGCCGAACGGGTACTTCATCGCCTCGGTCCCGATGTGGGATTCGCAGTGGGCGTGGGGTGACCCGGGGCACACAAGGGTGATTACCTCCGGATCGCTGGTGTTCCTCAATCGCGAGGAATACCAGCAGATCGGGCAGACCGCGATGACCGACTACCGGCCTTGGCTCAAGTGCGACTTCCGGGCGCTCGCCCTCAGCGAGCATGAGGAGGTTTTCGGGTTCGTGCTACAGGCCCGGAAATGAGTCTGTTCGACGAGCTTCGCGAGCACTACCAGGAGCAGCCCAACGAAGTCAGCATCGAAACGCTGGCGAAGTGCAATGCGGCCTGCACCTTCTGCCCGTATCCCTCGCTCGAGCGGATCGGCACGAAGATGCCGGACGAGTTGATAGAGCGGCTGATTGACGAGATGGCGACCTTCCGCCATCCGTTCTACTTCAGTCCGTTTAAGGTCAACGAGCCGTTGCTGGACAAGCGGCTGATCCCGATTTGCGAGTACTTCAACGAGAAGGCCCCGCTCGGCTGGCTGCGGATCTTCACGAACGGCTCGCCGCTGACGCTCGAGCGGGCGCAGGAAATCGCGGGACTACAGCGGGTCGTGCATCTGTGGGTGTCGCTGAACGAGTACCGACCCGCCGAGTACAAAGCGCTCATGGGGCTGGACTTCGAGCGCACCGCCCGGAACCTGGACACGCTACACAAGACGCGGTTCCCGCATCCGGTGGTGTTGTCCTGCGTCGGGTATCCGAACGAGGACTTCCGCCGCTACTGCTTCGAGCGGTGGCCGAGGTTCCAGTCAACCGCGCTCGGCAAGTCGGCATGGATCGACTTCACCGACGCGCAGGCGACCGAGGTTCCCGATACGGCGTGCTCGCGCTGGTGGGAATTGTCCATCACGGCGACCGGCAAGGTCGCCATGTGCTGCATGGATGGCGAAGCGAAATACGCAATTGGCGACGTGACGCAGCAGACGTTGCTGGAAGTCTACAACTCCCCGCACTGGCGGGCGAAGCGCGATCTGGCGAGCCGCAAGGCCGCGGACGATCCGTGCAACCGATGCACCTATTGAGGACGTATGTCTAACCTGGCTTTCGTAAACGACGCCCTCTCCCTGATTGGCGTGCTGCCTGCGGGCCAGAACGCCACGGCGGAGGACGGCGCGCTCGCGCTCCGCATCGTCGCGGACCTCGCGGACGAGTGGGCCGATGATGGGATTGTCATTACATGGGACGCGGATGCCGAGGTGGGCGACGACTGCCCGCTGATCGGCACCGAGCGCACCGCGACCAATTACGCCCTCGCCATCCGCTTGTGCCCGCACTTCGGGCGCGAGGTATCACCGACGCTGGCCTCGCTCGCCGGGAGCGTGGTCGGCAAGCTGCAACGTATCCAGATCGTGCGCAGCATTGATGCCGTCGAACCGC